ACTTCTCGTACAAAGGTTCGTTCGCGGCCTTCCGGGACTCACCGCTGGGCGGGGTCGAATAGCCGACGAACCGGTCCAGCGGGATTCCGCACAGTTCGGAGATCGACTTGATATACCGGTCCAGCGGCCCCATGAACACCATCGGGTCCGCTGCCTGGAACTGCCCGACCTGGCTGGCGCGGAGCTTCCACACCGACGACGGGTCCGCCCGGAGCTGGCTGCGGCCGTCGCCTTCCGGGTCGTCGTCGTCATCCTCCGGGTTGTCCGGGTCGATGAAGTTCAACAGGACGTCGTCGTTCTTCGGGTCCAGCAACGCGTACCGCTGCGGGAACGACTGGAAGTCGACCGTCACCCCGTGGGCGGAGATCAGTTTGTTGATCAGGCGTTGCGGGCCGTACGCCGACCGGTGTTCCGGTTTCCCGTACGAGCGGGCGTTCCGGAAGTGGAAGAACGGGATCCGGCCGGTCGGGTTCGGCAGCGGCCACTGTGTATCGTCCGGGGTGTACGGGATCCAGTCTTCGCGTTTCCCGGCGTCGCCACCCGGCTTCGTGACCCACCGCTCGACCTCATCGTTGAAGTAGATCGTTGCCCGCTGGCGGGGTTTCTCCGCGTCCCGGTCCATCGGGTCGACCCATTCCCACGCCTTCACGACATGGGTCATCTTCAACGGGTTCTCCGGGTCGTAGAACGCCCGGGTGGTGTATGGGGAGTTGACGAACATGTCGACCCCGACGGTCTTCCCCTGGTGTTCCGGGTCCAGCTGCGCCGCGTCTTCATACGTGGCCGGGTCGTCCTCTTCGGAGCTGACCACCGGCCAGACGAACAGATAGCATTCGCCGTATTTCGACGCCTTGAGGTGCAGTTCGCTTTCCTCGGCGTCGAGCTGGTTACGGTCCCGGATCTCGTCGAGTTTCTCCTGGGCGGCTTCGGCGACCTTCTTCCGGGTGGCCTGCGACGCCGGTTGGCCCTCGCCGTCCGAGTCCTGCTCGGCTTCACCGTCGTCGGGGTCGTCGGTGTTCGCATCGTCCCCGGAGGCGACCACGACGGCGCGGATCTGCAGTTTCTCGGCGATCGTATCGACCGGGACCCTGGCGTAGTTCAGGTCTTCGACATCGTTGATCCCGGACTTCGCCAACAGCTGGGCGACCTTATCGGAGACGTAGACGTCGCCGACCTCGCCGTCGTACATCTCATCAGCCAGCAGGTACACCGGCCGGGCGGCGTCGAGCTCGGCGAGGCTCTCCATGAGCAGGAGGCTGCCTTTGGTGGGGACCCCGGGGCCGCCGTCGTCTGGCCCGGGTTGGCCGTTGTTGGGGCCGTTGACCAGGTTCGGGGTGTCGAACGCGCTGGTCGGCAGCTGGAAAACTGCCTGCGCGATGTGTGCGGGGGAGGGCGTGGTCACGTTACGGGTTCCTCCCGGTCCGCAGTCGGATGCGCTACCAGGATAGCACCTGACGGTGTCGGACAGGACGTTACAGCGTTAGACGAGACCAGACGGTGTTTGACGGTTCAACGGTGGGCGGCGATCCAGCTTTCGAACTCAGCAGCCGGGATACCCCAGTATTCGTCTATCCCGAGGCCCAGCGGATCGGGCCGGAAACCCATCCTGCGCCAGAACGGCAGGGCGGTTTTCGTCGGCTCGGTGTACACCGCGCGGTGGCCGGCTTCCCAAGCTCGGAGGATCTCGTTACGGACCAAGGCGACCCCGGTCCCGGGTTGCAGCGACCCGAGATGCATGATCAGCGTGGCGCTGCCGGGCTCCTCCGGGTGGGTCATGGACAGTTCGTAGACGGCGGAGGACACCGCCCCGACCGGCTGGGCGGTGTGGTCGCGGGCGACGTGCACCGACGCCCAACCGTCCATCTCGACCGCATCGGACAGGGCCATGTTCATGAACTTGGACCGGTCGTCGGTGTCGGGGTATTGTTTGGAGACTGCGATCGCCTGGTCGGGGTTTTGGATCCGGTCCAGCCACGCCGGGCCTCGGTGGATCCGGTCGGCGGCTGCGGCGGCCCAGCTGTCGGTGAACTCACCAGACCGTGGGTCACGTGGGTGGTCGGCCGGGTTCCAGTCCATCCGCACAGGGTATCATCTGGGGTATTCGGTTTTGTCTCTGTGTTTCTCCGGCGCCAGGACCCGCAGACACACCGACCCGACCGCGTCCAACATGTCGTCGTTGCCTTTCGGGAACGAAGCCATCTGCTGCTCGAGTGCGACATGCCGGCCGGTGTGGATCACCCGGGGCGGTTGGTGTTGGTACAGTTCCAGCAGGTCGGCGGCGCGGACTTCTTTCTTCTTCGTCGACCACACGATCCGGACTTTGACCGGCATGTGGTGCAGGATCGCGTACCAGTTCTCGCCGCCCTGGTTGCCCTCAACGACGATCACCCGGATCCTCGGGTATTTCTGCAACACCCGCAGCAGGTACTTCCGGAGGGCCTCGCCGACTAGCTTCACCTGGGCGGCGTAGTGCACGGCGCAGCGGCTCGGGATCTTCACCGGCCGTTTCCCCCGGCCTTCCGGCGGGACGACGTACCCGGGGGCGTAGGAGATGACCGCGACACCGGCCGGGTCTGAGGTCGACTTGGTGGTGATGGTCGGGTCGAGCGCCAGGAACCAGGTGGTCGGGTTGTCCAGCTCGCCGTAGGTGAAATCTTCGAGGGACCAGTATCCGCCTTCGGTGCCCATCGGGTCGTTGGCGAAGTTCTTAAGGAACGACCGGGTGTGGCGGATCTTCCGGAGGAACGACAACGGCCACTTGTGAGCCCAGATCGACCGTTCGGTCCCATCGTCGCGGGTCACGATCGGCTGGGCATGGTACGGGGCGAAGTCTTCTTCTTCCACCCACTTCTCGACTTCGTCGTCGCCCCGGGCGTACGCCACCAGCTGGTGGACGATACTGCCGGGCATGGTGACGGTCCCGACCAGGACGACATGTGCGCGGAGGTTCATCGGCAGGATCGCCTCGATGATGGTCCCGCGTCGTTTCTCCATCTGGTACTGGCTGTACGAGGCTTCGTCGGGTTCGACGTCGTCCAGCAGGATCAGGTCGGGTCGGGTGTCTTTCTCTTTCAAACCGAGGTTGGCGGCGTCGACTCCCCGGGCGGCGAACGCGAACCCGGCTTTGGTCCGGAGCATCTGGATGTTGTCGGCGGTGGTTTTCCCGTTGGGTTTCCGGGCGGGAGTGCAGAAGTCCGGGAAGTCGTTCTTCAGCCGTTCGTTCTCGAACAGCTCGGACCGGAACGCATGAAGGTGGGTCTCGGATTGGGTGCCGGAGTGGGCGAACGCTGCGGCGAACTTGATGTGCCCGTGGGCGGCGGCCCACATCGGGAGCAGCAGGAACCACCAGGTACTTTTACCGGTGTCGCGGGGGGCGACGTACGCGTGGCGGTCTTCTTTCAACCCGGCGGGGCGGATCCAGTTCCGGGCGGCGGCGGCCCAGATGAAATGCGGGTCGGCGAACGAGATAACCCCGTCGGTCCGGATGTGGTGCGGGAAGTAGACGATCGCGAACAGCAGCGGGTCGTACCGGGTCAGGACCTTCCGGCCGTCGGCGAATGTGAACAGCCGGGCGTCGAACGTCGCGAGGTACCCGTACAGGTCGAACGATTCCGAGTTGGCCTCGGGGCTGTACGGGTCGGTGATCCACGGCTCGGGGCGGTAATCCGGGTCGGTGGCGTAGTCGACCTCGAACTGTTCGAGCTGTTCCTCGGTGAGGTCAGGCGGTTGGGTCTGGGTCACCGGTGGCCTGCTGCATCAACTGTTCGCGGGTGACCTGGTTCCGGGCCTCAGCTTCGCGGAGCAGCTCCTCAAGCTCCATATCGGCCTGGGTCTTCTCGAAGGTCCGGACGTTCAACTCCACCGGGGCGTCCAGACCGAGCAGCCGGGCGCGCATCGACACCGCACGGACGATCCGGTCGACAGCTTTCAACGCCAACTCGGTGCCCTTGTGGCTTGTCAGGACCTCGTAGGCGGCGGCGAGGGCGTCATCCAGACGGCGTTCTTCGAGGGCCCGCAGCTGCGGGATCAGGACGACGTCGCGTTCCTTCAACATCAACGCGATATCGTCGCGGACCGTCCGGCTGTTCACCTTGGTCTGCTTCATGATCTCGGTGTAGGTGTTGCCGGCGATCCGCAGTTCGAGTGCTTTCTGCCGGCGGACCCGCAGGTCTTCTTTGTTCGTCGACCGGCGGATGCTGTTCGGGTTACCGCTGGACCATTCCTCGGTACGTTCCGACCGTTCAGGTTGCTGCGCAGTCATCTCGACTCCTTGCCCTGCCCGGGCATCACGTCCGGGTTGTTCCTGTTCGACGATGGTAGCACGTACAATAGACGGTATGCGGAGCTGGCGTGAGAAAGACCACCCACGGGACCGAGAGGGTCAGTTCCGGGACAAGACCGACGGCAGGTGGGCCCGGCAGATCTCCGACCGGATCGGTCTGCCAAGCCTGCAGGACATCTTGAAAGGCCCACATAACACCAGCTACAACGAAGCCGCCACCCAACTGGAAGGATCATACGGGTCCGGCGGGATGCGGGTCGAGGATGCATCGATCCACCGGGTCGGCGGGGATTACCTGGACGCGTTCCGCCCGGAATACGGCGGACACATCGATATCGGTGGGGCGATCGTCTCCGACGACCCAGAATCCCGCGACGGGTATTTCCGGATGTCCGTCTCCCACGGCCCGGACGATCTCGGCGGCCCGTCGAAGTGGTCCGCCCATCTGGACCGGATGCACGTCCGGGGGTCGGCGCAAGGCGGCGGCGGCGGCCGGGAGTTGACCGACCGGTTGATCGACTGGGCCCGCCAGTCCGGGATCGACGAGGTCACCGTCGGCCCGTCGGAGATCGGGTCGTACGCCTGGGGTGCGATGGGGTTCGACTTCCAGGATTTCGAATCCCGCCGGATCGCCTGGGAAGGCGCTATGACGTT